AAGAAACTAAACCAACTAAATCATGGATTTAATTATGAGATTAGCATTATTACTAATTGGATTTGTTATAGCATTCTTAGGAATGATTGTAATGATCCATGCTGATTTTGTTCTTGGATTTATAATGGCTGCATTTGGCATATTTACATTATGGGCAATGCTACCAACTTTTAAAGGAGGACAACAATGACAAGTAGTGACGTATTATTTACAGATCAAATTGACAAATTAGTATCAGATTATGGTGAATGCAAAATAGATACTGATGCATACATTGCAGGTTTAAAACAATTAGGCATTACAACTATATTTGAAATTCACGATTACATCGAAAAAGCAGAAGAAGCTAGATGTGAATATAAATTAGATAACGCAGGATAGGAGAAAAACATGGGATTAGATCAACATGCACATTTAAGAAATGCAAAAATTGATTGGGCTAAATATTATTCAGAAGAAGAATATAGTGGTGAACCACAAGTTTTTGTATGGAGAAAACATGCAAGACTTCAACAATTTATGGCTGTTAAATTTGCAGAACAAAACCCACAAGACAAAGATCCAGGATCATTTAATTTAGGATTTAATGGTGGGCCAGTTAAATTAACTAAAGAAATTGTAGATGAATTAGAAAAAGCAATAGATAATAATTATTATGATTACTTTGCTGCAGATGGTTATTTTTGGGGTCAACAATACCAAGAAGAACAAGTTAAAGATTACAAAGATCAAGATACAGAATTTTTGCAATGGTGCAAAGATGAATTATCAAATGGTAATCAACCAGAATATTATTGTAGTTGGTAATGCAAACTATTTATTGCATCATATTTAAACCAGAAGAAACTTGGAGGTTGTTTACTAACCAAATTTTTGTATTAGAAAGTGAAGCAATAGATTTTGCTCAACGCAGTAACATTAAATATAAAAAGAAAAAAGTAGAATGGAAGGTAACTGATGCTGCCGAATGGTTTTAATTATGATTAGATTTATAAAGATAAAAAACAAACACATAAGAGAAGGTTCTCCACAAAATTCTGAATGTTGTGCTGTAGCTTTAGCTATGCGTGAAGAATACAAAACTAATCAAATTTGTGTAGATGCAAATTCAATTTTAATTAATGACAAATTAATACAAATTGATCCAGATCAAAAAGAATTTTTTGCTAATTGGATAAATCAATATGACGAATGTTTACATGATCAAGATGGTGTATTTGAAGAATATTCACCAGAACCATTTACATTAAAAGTAATTGAGAAAATATATGAAAACAAAAGTAATAAATAAAAAACATACAATGGCTCAACATAAAAAATGGTTAGATACATTTAGAGCAGAGCCTATGTATCCAAGTAAAAAAACAAAACGTAAGAAAGGTAAGAAATGAATATAGATCAAATAGATGCAGAATTAGATAAACAAAAACCAAAAAGTATTAGTGTTGCAGCACAATATGGAGTTATGGGTGTTTGTTTAGGTAAAGAATTACATGCAAGATTAAAAGAACACGCAGCTGATCAAAGACTTCCTATGTCTAGAATTATTAAGACATTAGTAGAAGTTTATTTGCGTGAAAAGTATAACAAATTCTAGGCATCGCAAGATGTATAAACACAAGGTTTGTGTATTACCCTTGGGAATAAAAAAATACACCTTTGAATAGTTGGTGTGGAGTTCAAGGTTGTTCCTTCATGCCAACTAAATACTAACTCCCCCAATAGAGGGAGCTAGAAACATAAGAAAGAAAGAGGTATTATGAATAATTTAGCTATTAACAAAGTGCTGCGAGATAATCTACTCACAATAGATCAAAGTGCGTATTTTGATGTAGAAAAAAAACAATTACATTATTGGTCACATGATATTGACAATAGTGGTAATGATATTGACCAAGAAGAATCTGTAAATAGATATGCTTTAGTAAGAAAAGATACTAAACAACTATTAGGTATTCATTCAGAAGATTATGTTGTTAGACCTTATTCAGTATTAGCTGAAAAAGTTAATGATGTAATTAAAGAAGCATTACCAAATTACGAAGAATTTGAAATTACTACTCATGACCATGTGTATGCAAATGGTCGTAAATATAGACGTGATATTAATTTTTGGAATAAAGATATTCAAATAGAATCCTTTAAACACAAAGGTCAACAAGAAAAAATAATTCCACAAATACGAATATACTCATCACTTGATGGTCAATGGGGCCAACAAATAATGTTTTCTTCAATGTATATGTGGTGCATGAACGGAATGGTTCGACCAGATTGGACTTTTACTGTGTACAACAAACATAGCTCTAAACAAGATATAGCATATTCTGTTTCAGAGTTTAAATCTGGCTTACAAGATCATGAAGATCTAGGTAATGAAATGTTTAAAATGTTACAACGAAAGGTAAATACATCAGATGTTACAGAACTATTTAGAAAAACACTCGCTGCTAAACCTTACAAAAAAGGTTTGGATATTGAGCATGACAGCATTCTTATCCTTAATCATTTGGATAATTTATGGTGTAAATATAATGACAGGTACGGCAGTACACTTTTTGCAGTTTACCAAACAGCGACTGACTGGGCAACACACCCAATCACTCGAGGATCAGTTTACAACGTATCAAGAAAAAGAGAAAAAGCTGTAGCAAATATGCTTAGCAGCAAACAATGGGAAGGAATGTATGGACATTGATAAACTAGTAACTTATTTAGCAGCAACAGACGAAACTTATTCTAAGCTGCAAGCAGAAATTTCGTATGGTGAAGATATGCTAAAAAATATTAAAGGCATATACATAAGTAAATCAAACGTATCAGTATCAAAAGCTACAGAAGATTTTTATGGATCTGCTAATTATTTAAATCATATTAACAAACTTCATACTATTAATTTAGAATTGTTAGAAATTAAAAATAAAAGAAAAACAGCTGAAATGAAAATAGAAGTTTGGAGAACATTAGAAGCTTCAAGACGGAAAGGAAATGTATAATGTTAGTAAATGAATTATTTAAAGATTTAGTAAAAGCTGGAATTTTTATGAATGATAAAAATGGTGTAACAGCTTATGCTAGATTGTTAGTTATATTAAATACTAAATACCCAAAATGGAAAGTACAAAATGACAATAAAACAACTATATCAAAAACACATAAGTAAATTAAATCAGAATAAATTTATATATGCTATTAGAGTTGCTTATGATTTGTTATCAGACAAAGAACAACGTATATATCAATTAGGATTTGAAGCAGGTTTTAAAGAAAGTGAAAAAACTAAAAATCCTTTAATAGAATATGTACCCCCTATTCATACTAAAATAAAAAACAATCCAAATATATTTGAAGACACTTGCAAAGTTGTTTGTGATTATTTTAAAATATCAATGACAGAAATAATGGGTAAATCTAGACAACAATATATTATTATACCAAAATCTATGATTATAAATTTAATGCGTGAATTAACTCATAATTCATTACCAACTATTGGTCATAAATTAGGTTTAGATCATACAACAATATTATTTCATGTTAATTCCAAAGCTAAAATGCAAGGTCTTTGGAAACAAGATAGAAATTTTAGTATATTTAATGAATTAAAACATCAACTTACAGATGTAAGTCATTAATATTGCTGCCGAATTTAAAGCATCATAGTCATATGTTTAAGCCTTTAATAGCTAGAGATTGCATTAATAATTAACAATCTAGCAACAACCTAGATAAGTTGTAAAACTGTGTGTTGCACAAGCAACCCTATTGTGTGTAGTTTAACCATACTCTACACACAGTAGTTGTATTGACATTTTATGTTTTGTGCGTATTGTGATTATATGAGCAAATCAAAAAAATGGAGGTACAAATGGCTAATGAAGCTTTAGGCCCTTTATTCCACAATGCTTTAATCCCACAATTTGTTGCTGCTAGAAAAAAACTTAACATATCTCAATTAGAAATGGATGAGATTTTGGGAGTTGCAAAAGGATTAGTAAGTAAATGGGAATGTGGCATTCGAAAACCAAGTGGATGGTTATTTTGCTGTTGGGCAGATGCTCTACATATGACAATACAATTAGAACCAAAGGTGCAAAACAATGACAATCAACCCAGATCTTAATCCAGGTGATATAACAAACGATCCTATAGTAAATGAAGTCGTTAAGTTAATTCTTGATCGACACATACAAGGTATGGACAAGTTTGGTAAGACAATGGAGTCTAACGAAAGACCGTTAGACCAATGGATTGCTGAAACAATAGAAGAACTTCTAGATGCCGTTCACTACCTTACTAAAGCTAAATCAATAACAGATAAATTTAAAACAAAAGAAAAACTTTTAAATGATCTTTTAGAAAAAGCTAAAGAAAATACATTTACAGTAAAGGAAACCGATGTTCACACTAAAGAAGAAGTCTAACATAGACTACGCAGCACCTCATATAAGGCAACAAGCTTTTAGGATGAGGTTATTAAAATTCTACAAAGAAATAGAATTTAATGATGATGTTTACAATCACAATGCAACAATGATCTTGAAAGGTACTCTACCCTACAAGTTTGTTAATGAAATAGAAAGGTTGAGGTTAGAACATGAAAAAAAGAAAAAAGAAAAATGGGAAAAGATCAAACGTAAAGGTGCAACAACTATGGGATTACAAGTTAGAAACATTGTTGCAAATGCAGTTAAAAAAGCACCCTAAACATTATTATAAAGTAGGAGGTACAATATAATGGTCAATCAATTAATAGTTATAAGAATAAACGGAGTACATAAAGATGAAATACATGAACTTAAAAATCATTTAGATAATAATTATTGGGATTGGAAAGAAATATCAGAAGAAACAATTAACCAGGAAAGAAAAAATGAAGAAAGAGTTTGATAGAAAACAAGGTATTGGTGGTAGTGATGCTACCAAATTATACAATGGTGAATGGCATACATTGTGGTTAGAAAAAACAGGCGATGCCGAACCTGTAGATCTATCTGATGTTTTACCAGTACAGATGGGTGTACATACAGAACCATTTAATATTACATGGTTTGAAAAACAAACAGGATTAAAAGTTACTGGAAGACAAGAAACTTTCTTTCATAAAGATTATCCTCATATGTATGCACATGTTGATGGTTTAATACTAGGTGATGACAAAGCTTTGTTAGAATGTAAGCACACTAATGCGTTTACAAATTCTAAAAAACAAGCTGACAAATACAAAGCACAAATACAACATTACTTAATGGTTACAGGTTATCCTAAATTATATTTCTCTGCGTTTTACGGAAATATGAAATGGGAAGCTTTAGAAATTACTGCTGACGCAGAGTTTCAAGAACAATTACTTAATGCTGAGGTTTTATTTTGGCATTTTGTACAAACTAAAAAAGAGCCACCAGAACATATTGGCTTTGACAATTTTAATCAAAAGGAGTTTAGTGATGGCAGAACAATCATACCCATACTCTCCAGGGCATAAAGAAGTTGATACTTCTATAGAAGCTGCTGAAGCAATAAAAGAAGGTGTAGAAACTATTAGGAATAAAGTGTTTAATGTTATTGCTAATAAAGGCAATTTTGGTGCTACTGCTGATGAAGTTGCAGAGTTATTAAATTACAGTCCTTTTACTGTAAGACCAAGAGTGACTGAGTTATTCAAGCTCAATAAAATTGAACGTAAAGATAAACGTAAAAATCTAAGTCAAAAAGCTGCCTATGTATATGTAGTTAGTAAGACTCATATTAATAATCAATATACCGAGAAAGGGATATAATGGGTAAACCAATAGATAGTAGAGCTTTAGCTATATTAAAAAAATATGAGCTAGATCAAAAAGACGATCAAGGTCAATACAAAGCCTTATGGGATTGTCATGGTAGTTGGGTTATGTATCACAGATACATAGAACTAGCAGGTGCTAAGAATGGCATTAAATACAAATTTGATGAGATAGAAACTAATTCAGCAAATGGTATTGTATGTGTTAAGTGTACTGCTGTGTTAGACAAAGGTAATGACAAGAAAATACAAGTATGTTCTTATGGAGAAGCTTCTCCTAAAAATGTCAAAGCAAGTGGTTATCCATATGCTATGGCAGAGAAACGTGCTTACGATAGATGTGTTCTTAAGTTGTTGGGTTTACATGGTTTTGTATATTCAGAAGATGAATTACCAGATGATGTAATAGCAAAAGGTAGAGCAGCTAAGCTTGATAGTAATATTAAAATATTAAAACCAAAGGAGAAAACAAATGATAAACAAAGTAATACTAATAGGTAGATTAGGTGCTGACGCAGAAGTTAAACAAACTTCTAAAGGCGACAGCATGGCTAATATGTCTTTAGCAACTAACAAGAAGTTTAAAGAAGAAGAAAAAACTACTTGGCATAAAGTTGTAGTATTTGATCCTCGTATTGCAGATACAATGGGTAAATATGGTAAAGCAGGTACTATGTTATATGTCGAAGGTGAAATAGAAACTAGATCTTATCAAGACTCTGGTGGACAAAAAAGATATGTAACAGAAGTAGTTGTTCCTAGATTTACAGGTGTTATTAGAATGATGCCTAAAACTGCAAGTGCTGCAGC